CTGTGGCCGCTCTTGAGGCTCCTGAGCTTGTTTCTGAGGACGAAGAAGAAGACGAGAAACCGCGCCGCCGGCGCAAATAACGCATGGGATACACAAAACGCCAGTTCGTTGAGGCCGCTTTCGAGGAGTTGGGGCTGGCGTCGTATGTGTTCGACTTGACGCCCGACGAACTCCAGTCCGCGGTGCGTCGGTTGGATGCTATGGTTGCCCAGTGGTACGCGAAAGCCATCCAGATTGGCTATCCGCTGACGAACTCGCCTGAGAACAGCGATCTGGACACCGAGACGAACGTCCCAATCACCGCAAACGAGGCCATCATCCTGAATCTGGCCATGCGGATTGCCCCGCAGTACGGCAAAGCGCCGTCTGTGGACACCAAGTTGGGGGCGATTTCGGGCTACCAGACGCTCCTTATGCAGAGCGCGAATGTCCTGCAACAACAGTACCCTTCGACGATGCCCGCGGGAGCTGGCAACAAAGACGTGGATTGGCCGTTCCTGCCGGTGCCATCCATCGCTCCCATCGAGCAGGAACCAAACGGTCAACTTCAGTTCCGCTAACATGGCTATCCAAAATCTCGATAACGTAGACAGCATCAACAACTCCACGTTGTTTGCGGTCAACCAGAACGGGCTCGACTACAACTGCACGGCAGCGGTGGTGGCTGATTTCATCGAGCAAAATGTGACGGTCAACGACGGCAAGGTCATCCAGTACGCCTCACCCATCGCCGGCTCGACGGTTGCCATCAGCGGCACCAACAACAGCGTGTGGTTGGTGCTCACGCCCATCAGCACGGTGGCTACGCTGACGATCCTGCTCCCTGAGGTGTCGGGCTGCGCTGCCAACCAAGAGATTCTCGTGAACACGACGCAGACCATCACCGCGCTCACGGTGAACTTGAACGGTGCTGTGGGCGGCGGCGTTCCGACGACTCTCGCGGCAAATGGTTTCTTCAGACTCCGGTTCGAGCCGGTCATCCAAAAATGGTATCGCGTAGGCTAATATGACACTCCCATTCAATCCCTCATACGGCAGCGGACAATCCCAGTCAGCAACTGGCACGTCCGCCCAGTACACCATCCGCACCGGCACGCGCAGCATCTGCGTGACCAACACCGGTTCCACTAACCCCGTGTTCGTGCGTATCGGGCAGGGGACAGTGACAGCAACGACCGCTGATTACATCGTCATGCCAAACAGCCAAGTCTCACTTGGCAAGTTCCAAGATGACGACAAGATCGCGCTCATCTCGCCATCTGGCACGACGGTGAACTTCATCTGTGGCGCTGGGCTGTGATTCGATATCTATCCAGACGGCGTTCCAAGACGCCAGCAGGCCCGACGGTGACCCCTCCGGGGCCGCCGCCTGCTGCGTCTTACTACCTCCGCCCTGGTGGCGGAACGAACTACTATCGCCGCCCCGGTGGCGTTGACCGGTACCTCAGACCTTAAAGCATATGCCTGACCTTACAGTATCAACCGACATTGATTCCTTCATGCAGTCTGCCAACCGGCAGGCTGCGATGGACAACCTTGCTGGCGCAACGACCTCCGGTCAGTACCTTCGCGGGAACGGGTCGGACGTTGTTATGTCGGCTATCCAAGCCGGCGACGTCCCAACGCTCAACCAGAACACCACCGGTACGGCTGCCGGTCTCAGCTCGACGCTCATCGAGACCTCTGGGGGTACGGGGAAGACGAGCTACACGAACGGGCAGCTTCTCATCGGCAACGCTGCTGGTGGGCTTACGAAGGCTACGCTGACTGGTACAAACAACATTTCTGTAACCAATGGCGATGGGTATGTTTCGATTGAATTTAGTGCAGGTGCTTACTGGGAGTTTTTTGAGCACTTCATGTCCACAACGCTATCTGGAAACTTGGCATTGGCTGTCACTGGAGGCACGAATACATTAGTAAACTCAGGCTTTGGGATTGTTGCGATGTCAACGGGTACATCGGCAGTAGCAAACCAGCAATCAAGGCTCAACCAAGCGGCAACAAATGCAGTTACAAGCGGAACAGCCGCCGCAAGAGCAATCTTCCGTTTCGCACAAGGTGGTGTGACTTGGTTTGATGCAACTTTGACAGGCGCGTTGCGTTGCGGATGGGGCGATTCGACAACCGGTGAATCTGCAAACGGGATTTATTTTCGAGTGCAAGATGGGCAGGGGATTGATTTTGTAACAAGAGCCTCAAATATCGAAACGTTGACCTCAACAGGAGTATCGTTTGCAAATGGTGTTTTCCGCAACATGGAGATTTTAATCAACAGTGCAGGAAATCAAGTGATTGCAAAGATTGATGGAACGACAGTAGCAACGCATACCACAAATATTCCATCTGCTAGACTGATTTTCTTTTCGCACATTAACCGCACGTCCACAACAGGGACGGCTGTTAACGCTAATCTTGACCTTGTGTATTCCAGAATCACGCCAAACACACCGTTCTTTAGCTAATGACTACAATTTACAGAATCGTGCATCCATCTGGTTACGTTGAGTTCATCGACAAGACGGAAGCTGAAAAGTATCGCGACGAGCATCATGCTGGTTGCGAGATTCAAGAACTTGAGAGAGACCTGTCTGAAAATGCCCCGTAAACCCGTATCACTCTCGGTCGCCAGAGGCGAGAAGCTGCCGGTGTCGCAAGGCGCAGGGCTGACCGCCAAAGGCCGCGCCAAGTACAACCGCGAGACGGGAAGCAACCTTAAGGCACCGGCACCCAACCCAAAGACCGAGAAAGACGCTGCGCGTCGGAAATCGTTCTGCGCTCGCATGAGCGGGATGCCGGGGCCCATGAAGGACGAGAAGGGGCGCCCAACACGCAAAGCTGCGAGCTTAAAACGCTGGAACTGCAAATGAAAAAGGGACTCTACGCCAACATCCACGCCAAGCGCGAGCGCATCGAAGCAGGTAGCAAAGAGCGGATGCGCAAGCCCGGCTCTAAGGGGGCGCCGACCGCAGCTGCATTCAAAGCATCAGCGAAGACCGCCAAGAAGAAGTAATGCAAGTCCCACTCCTCAGCGGCATCTACACGGACGCAGCCGGCGACTTCCGCCGCAGCTATCCGCGTAACCTGATACCTGTCATCCAGCCCTCGGGGTTGAGCAACGGGTATCTGCGCCCCGCTGACGGCATCAAAAACTTCGCGGTAGGCCCTGGGGTAGACCGAGGCGGCATCGAGTGGAAAGGCGTTCTCTACCGCGTGATGGGCACCAAGCTCGTCTCGGTAAGCTCGCTTGGGAACGTGGTGGTTCTTGCGGACGTCGGCGGCAGTGGTCAAGTAACACTTGACTACTCAGAAACCCTGCTCGCCATTCTCTCCAGCGGCACACTGTACTACTGGGACGGTTCCACTCTTACCAGCTTGGCGCCTAGCCCCGGCATGGGGGCAATCACGGACTTCTGCTGGGTAGACGGTTACTTCTTCTTAACGGACGGGAACCTCATCGCTACGACGAACTTGGTGAACCCGACCATCGTTCAGGCCAAGGCAACGTCCGAGGCTGACCCCGATCCCATCACGTCCATCCAGAAGTTTCGGAACGAGGTCTATGCGATTAACCGACACACCATCGAGCTCTTTAACAACGTCGGAGGGGACATTCTTTCCTTCCCGTTCGCACGCATCGAAGGAGCCCAGATACAACGGGGTGGAGTCGGAACGTACTCCTGCTGCGTCTATTTGGATTCTATGGCTTTCGTCGGAGGCGGGCGAAACGAGGGCATCTCGGTGTGGCTGGCGTCAGGAGCAAACACCGTCAAAATCTCTACCCGTGAGATTGACCAGATTCTGGCAACTTACACTGAAACTGCTCTGGCTACGACTATCTGTGAGGCACGGGTCTACAACGGACTTAACCATCTCTACATCCACCTTCCAGACCACACGCTAGTGTACGACGGCTCGGCCTCCCAGATTGCCGAACAGGCCATCTGGTTCACGCTGGCAGACGGTCTTTACGGCAACAGCAGCTACCGCGCACGCAACTTCATCAACGCCTACGACAAGTGGATTTGCGGCGACACGTCAGCTCCCAACTTGGGATACGCGGTGTACGACGTCTCCTCGCTGTGGGGCGAGCGCGTCGGGTGGCAGTTTGAGACCCAAATCTTCTACAACGAGGGCAAGGGCGCCATCTTCCACGAACTTGAGCTTGTGGCGCTCACGGGCCGCATGGCGCTTGGCGTGAACCCAACCATCTTTGCGAGCTACTCAGCAGACGGCATCACCTACTCGCAAGAGCGCGGTATCAGTGCAGGCAAGACCGGCGACCGCAACAAGCGCCTCACATGGATGCGCAACGGGCGCATGGCAGACTGGAGAACGTATCGCTTTCGCGGGACAAGCGACGCGCACTTGTCTGTAGCAATCTTGGAGGCGCGGCTTGAGCCGCTTGTGTGGTAAATGGCGAACTCGATTAAGCCAACCCGTGCAGACCTTGCCAAGTTCTTGCCCGACCAGCGGCTCATCCGGGCGTTTGAAGAACTCTTCAACTACGTCCCGTCTGGAATCGTTGACGCTTCCATTGACTCCTACAACTCGCAGACTTCTGCGCAGCAGGCTATTGACACAATCGAGAGCCTGCGAAACGCCATCGAACTCTCTTCCGAAGCACCTGACACAGCTGCAACTCAAGCTGCTCAAATTGCTGAACTCTCTCAGCAGGTTTCTCTCCTCTCTCAAGCTCCGCCGGTAGTCCCTCACAAGGCGCCGCGCTACGGAACATTCTACGACACCACAACGCAGACGGCAGCGGCCATAAACACGGCGTACGCGGTCACGTTCAACTCAACCGGCCTCAGCTTCGGCGTGAGCACTGGAACGCCTGCAAGCCGCATTTACGTTGATTCTGAGGGGGTATACAACTTCCAGTTCTCCATGCAGCTCGACAAGGTGTCGGGCGGCGTTGGGCTCTTTTACTTGTGGGCACGAATCAACGGCGTGGATCAGGCCAACTCGGCCACCCAGATTCGCCTGCAAGGAAACAATGCGGAAACTGTTGCAGCGTGGAACTTCGTGTATAAGATGACTGCGGGAGATTACTTGGAGTTGATGTGGTCCGTTGACACGGTGGACATTACCATCCAAGCCTTTACCGCAGCCCCACCGGTGCCCGGAATACCATCCGCAATCCTGACTGTGACCAACAACATCTCCTGACATGGCTGTAACCGTCAAAAACATCATCCCGCCCAAGCAGGCCGAGGCTGCTGCGACAGCCCAGTATCAGGCATCGAACTGCAAGTGCATCATCGACAAGTTCACGGTGACCAACACCTCTGCGGCGAATGCGTCCATCACGGTGAACCTGATTACGCCCTCGGGGACAGCAGGCAACAGCAACAGGATTCTTTCCTCGAAGGTCGTTGTGCCCAATGAGACCTACACCTGCCCAGAGCTCGTCGGGCAGGTTCTTGAGTCCGGTGGCATCATCTCCACAACCGCAAGCGCAGCGACTTCGCTGACCATCATGGCTTCTGGGAGGGAAGTGACGTAGAGATGACTTCCGCTGAAGAATCATTCCGGTGTCTGTTTGCAGAGGTGCTTCTTCTTCCCGAGGACGCACAGGACTGGTTGATGTCGTTTTGGCAAGTGATGCAGGTGTTCGATGACGTTGCAGATGGCGATGCGGTGCCGCGCAAAGAACTCGACCGGTGTATCTGGAACACGATGGTGGCAATGCCGCTAAACCGGTTCTACTCCATAAACTCGGCGTTGTTGATTCCGGTAATGGTAAACCTGTTCTTGAAATGGCAGGCATCTGATCAAGCCGAGCGAGCCGGAAGAGCAACAGAGATGTCCTACGCTTGGAGAGCAGGGTTCTACGATCTTATTCTGTTCGTGACTCACGTCTGCCATGGCATTGAGTTCGCAACCCAAAACGCCGAGAAAGTAATGAAGTTTTACGGCGAAACATTTGAAGATTACAGAAAGGAGTTTTTATGCCAGGGCCATTAGGATTCGTTGCATTAGGAGCAGGAGCATCAGTTTATGCAGGAAGACGTTCTGCTAAAGCTGCCCAAGCAGCGGCAAAATCGCAGCAAAAAGGCATTGACCAAGGCATTGAAGAGCAAAGGCGTCAGTTTGATTTTGTTCAAAAAATCCTTGCTCCGTACGTATCGGCTGGACGGCCTGACTTGACGCAGCCGTACATAGCGGCTGGCCCAGGGGCGATTCAGCAGATGCAACGGCTTGTTGGTCTCGGCGGCGAACAAGCACGCCAACAGGCACTTTTCAACGTATATCAGGGGACAGATTATAAACAGCTATCTGACATCACTGAGCAAAACATTGATGAGTACGAGCGCAATAGAAAGCAGGAACTAGAGCTCTTTAAGAAGTCAGCAGCGTACAAAAACCCAACTCTTGCAGAAGGGCAAAAAGGCAAAACGGCAATCAAACAAGCTCGTGAAGACCTTATTTCCAACTTCCAGCTTGCCACAGATAAGGGCATTCGAGACATCGAAACGCAGGGATACGAGCAACAGCAGGCTCTCCTTAAACCAGTCCTTGAGGACAAGCAGTACGAGCAGATGGGCATGGAGCAACAGCGCCAAGCCATCCAGCAGATTGAGCAGGGGCCACTGTTCCAAGAGCTCGCTCGTCAAGGGGAGGCCGGTTTGCTCGCAACCGCATCTGCCACCGGTCGAAGGGGAGCTGATGACACGCAAAGCGCGATTGCGCGTTTCCGTCCGCAGCTTCTCAACTCGCTCATCGATCAAACGTATGCGCGACTTGGGGGATTGACCAACGTCGGTCAAACAGCAGCGCAAAGCCTGCTCAACATCGGTCAAGCTTCAGCCGCTGGAACCGGGGCTGCGGCAACATCAGCAGGCAATGCAATCGCCGGTCTCTACTCGGATAGAGGCGCTGCTGGAGCGGCTGGAATCATTGGCGCAGCAAACGCTCAAAACCAAGGTCTCATGGGTGCTGTTGGCGCTCTTGGTGATTACGCACAGACATTCGGGGCACAAAACTTCGTTCGTGAAATGAGAGGTATGCCTCAGCAAAAGATGTTCGGATTGTTCTAAAAGCGTATGGCCTCTAAATTTGATTACTCGATAAACATACCGCAACCAACAGGTTTTGGCGCTGGTATGATGCAGAAAATTGGAGCGTTGCAGAACATTGTTGAGGCCCAAGACAGGTCGGCTTTGATGCAGCAACTTGCTCCTTTGCAAGTTCAACAGGCGCAGGCAAACCTTGCTTCTACTCAACAGCAGATGTCTCAGAGCGCGGCTGCGGCGTCCCGAGAAGAAGCAAGGTTTGGAGAGTTCACAAAACAACAGGAGGCAGACAGGAATCTTGCGATTGCAATCTCTGAAGGCAAAAGCCCAGCAGAAATTGCAAAGCTGATGCCATATGCAAGCCCTGGGTTTGTGGCAAAGTTTCCAGAAGTTGCTCAGGCAAACATGGCATCAAGGGTAGGCCCAATC